AACCAGAACGGACTATATTTGAATATCATATAGAGTTTATGATAGAACAAGGTCACGAAAGTCAATGGAGTGAATCCACATACAAAGAGCATAGGACAATACAACGTAGACTGAAAGAGTTTGCTCCTAAGTTAGAGTTTGAAGATTTAACCCAGAAGGGGCTTTCCAAATTTGTTGACTATCTGCAAACTATACAAGTCAATTCAAAGAAAAAGGGATTAAAGAATTCCAGCATAAGAAAGAATCTAGACAATTTAAAATGGTTTCTTCGTTGGGCTACCAATAAAGGATATAATAAAGAAATGGCTTTTACAACTTTTCAGCCCAAATTGAAGGAGGTCAAGAATGCAATCGTTTACCTTACATGGGAAGAACTAATAAAATTATACAACTTCAAAGTCCCTTCAACCTGCCCCCATCTAGAAAAAATAAGAGATGTGTTTTGTTTCTGTTGTTTTACATCATTGAGATATTCAGACGTTGCAAATCTTAAAAGGGCAAATGTGTTTGAAGATCATATACAGGTAACGACTATCAAGACTTATGAGACACTAAGAATCGAACTAAATGATTATTCCAAAAAAATATTAGATAAATACAAAGAAGAAACATATAAAAGGGATTTGGCTCTTCCTGTAATATCCAATCAAAAAATGAATGATTATTTAAAAGAACTAGGAGAGCTATGCTGCATAGATGAACCTGTATCCATTACATATTATAAAGGTGGAGAGCGATATGATGAAACTTATAAAAAATACGAGCTTTTGACTACACATTGCGGAAGGAGAACATTTATAAGTAATGCTATTATGTTAGGGATTGCACCTGAAATTGTAATGAAATGGACTGGACATGAAGATTACCGGACGATGAAACCATACATAGCCATTGCGGACAAAGCTAAAAAAGATGCGATGGATTTATTCAATAAAAGATAGTCCCCAGCACAAAAAACAGGGACTAAATCAGGGACTTTTTAATTACCGATACTAACCTATAATGTCTATAATATATTCATATAAGGTATATATAATCCCATAATAGCCGACATTTACTTTCAGTATTTTATATTAGTCTTCTCGTACCCACTACTAAATAAAAGAGGAAATGTAGTTTAACTACATTTCCTCTTTTATTTTATATATCTTAAAGTAGGAATCTTTATCTATCCTCAGCCGGATTCTGTCTTCCCGCTTTTGCCCAGCCAGATTAACAAATAAGTTAAAGTATAATTGACTAAAAGAAAGCTCGGAATGATCATAAGTTATATCAAATGTCCAGGTCCTGCGAAATGAATCAAAAGTAGCAAAAGACTGTTCCCCTCCTTTACACATAAAGACTTCCGGGAAAGACGCTGGCGGATAAGGCTGGAATAAACCGGCCAGTTGAGCATAAACATAATCAATCATCCATTCATCGTCGGTTAAAGTTAACTCTCCCTTTAAACGAAGTTTAATGGCATAACTAGCAGTAGCATCTGCGGAAGTATAAACAGGAATCTGGCTTTCTACCGGATAATTACCGTCTTTGTAACCGAGGCTCATAGTCAATACGGATTTACCTACACCATTGAACTCTGCAACCTCCCGGGTTCCCGACTGATTTTTCAGATTAATCATAAACGTCAGCTTGCCAAGAGTCGGATCACCCGGATACTGCGCAAGCGTATCCAATACATAATCCTCTTCATTATAGCTCTCAGCCACCAAAATACTATTAGATCCTACTTCCAGAGCCGGACCGCCTTTTTCAATATCCACATTACCCACAGGATAATATATCGCATCATTATCCTTCACACAACTGCAAAAACAAAGCAGCAATACAGCCGCTCCTATAATTTTATTCATCATCGCCTACATCTTGATTTTAAGTACAAAGATACATCTTTTTTGTGCCACACTTGATTTATGTCAACCGTTTTTAGTATTTTTGCACACATCAAGACAAAAAAGAAATGGACACACTATTAAGAGAGACAGTAAACGCCGTTGTAAACTCCCGCTTTCCGGAGATGAGTATAGAGGGAAGAAGGCAGATCGAAAACATTCTCATTCGTGAAGAATATCCGAAAGGAGCCATAGCACTGAATGAAGGAGAAGTAGCCCATGAAATTGTTTTTGTCGGCAAAGGAATGCTTAGGCAGTATTACTATAAAAACGGAAAAGATGTTACCGAACATTTCTCTTACGAAGGATGTATCGTGATGTGTATTGAAAGTTTCCTGAAACAAGTACCGACAAAACTAATTGTAGAAACATTAGAGCCTGTTGTTCTTTACATGTTTCCGCGGGATATGCTATTTAAGTTAGCCAAAGAAAATTGGGAAA